CAAGAAATCCGCAGCAAATACCCTCAGTATGACCAGCTGAGTGACGAAGAGCTTGCACGGGCGCTTCACGGCAAGTTCTATTCAGACATGGATTTCGGCGATTTCTCAACTAGGATCGGACTGGCTCCCGCTCAAGAGGCTCCGACGATCCCAGAAGGTTCCACGCTCCTAAAGCAGTACCCGGACGGCGGTTACATCACGCAAGACCGCAAGACGCGTAGAATGAATTATGTAAATCCGAATGACGCTTATGTGACCGCCGATCAAGGCACAATTACCAGCATTATCCGTGAAGGCGGGGACGCTGCAAAAGTTGTGAGAGGCGAAATGTCCCGCGACGTGGTCGGCGAGGGTTTCACCTCACTGGCAAGTGGGTTTGGCAAAGCCCTACCTGCGGCTCGCGGTTATGTTGAGCCGACTATGGCTAAGGTCAGTGAGTTCGCCAGCCAGTTTACTGGAAACCAGCCGATCAGCGAGGAAACCATCCGCGCAGCCATAGGGTCACAGGAGGCGCAATACCCAGCGGCAACTGGCCTTGCTCGAACGGTGACAGGCGCAACGACAGGCATCGCGCTTGGCGCCGATAAGCTAATTAGCAGCGCAAACCCTTTAATTCGAGCGCTGCAAGGCATTGGCGTTGGCGGCGGCTTGGGAGCAGTCGAGGGCGCAATAGCGGGCTACGGTGAAGGCGGCGCGGAAGAAGCGCAACGACAGGCGCAAGTTGGCGGCGTGTTTGGCACTGTTGCTGGACTTGTTGCACCGCTTGCTGGGTCAATCGCCGGCGGTATCAGCAGGTTTAAAGCGGAGGCGCCAGTAAAGGCTGAAATTCGCAGCATTGGGGCAAAAGGCGACGCGCAAAGGATTATAAAAGACGCAATAGAAGCGGACGGATCAAGCGCTGTGCTCGCGGCTTCTACTGGCACTCCATATGGCTCAATCTCCACGCTGGGGCCAAATATGTCAAACCTGCTAGATGTAGTAGCCAACACCCCCGGCGCAGGCGCCGCAATTATTAAGAAAAACCTCAACGAGACGTCTCTCGCGGCGTCAGATGATCTCAGTAGATCTCTCGACGAAGTTCTTGGAAAACTGCCGGAAAAACCGCAGGCACTCGCTGGGCAACAGGCCGAGATCATGCAGTCCAGCAAAGCTGAGCGCTACAAACTCTACGGCGAGGCATATGATACTGAGATCATGCCGGGAGACGAGGCGTCCGACAGAGTGCTAGACTTATTCTCCAGATTGGAGCCGGAAGAAATGAACCGCGCCGCTCGCCTCATGCGCAGAGAGGGCTTCGACGAAGATTTCGTGCTGCCTACTTCTGTAAGCGAAGACGCCGTAAACGAGATCAGGAAAAGATCTGACGCAAACGAATTGTCGATCTCCAGCAATCAGGACGGCACATACACCGTTATGCGCCCTCCGACTGTTAAATCTATCGACTATCTGACGCGCACACTTATTGACGACGCTGAAGCCGCCAAGAGGGCCGGCCGGTTTGGAGACTATCACGCAATTCTAAAGCAATCCATGCAGCTTCGTCAGGCCGTAGATGAGGTTAGCCCAGCATATGCCGCGGCTCGCGCCGCAGGTAAGGACGCTATCGACCAGAGATTAGCCGCAGAGGTGGGTTATGGACTTCTTAGTCCGCAAGTGACACGAGAGGACATCAACATTGCTCTAGACGCTATGGGGCCAGTCGAGATTAAGCAGGTCCGCAAAGCTTTAAGAAATAAAATCGAAGAAATAGCAGCCAACGCAAAGGTCAGCCCGGTCCAGAAAGCAGACGCTCTTGTGGTCGAGGCTTTGGCAACACTTAGAACGCTAAACACTCGAGCCGTGGCAGACAAATTGCGCATGGTTTTGGGTGATGTCGGGTTTGAAAAGCTATCAAGTCAGATCAGGAACTCTGGCGACGCGATGATGATGTCTGCGGCTGTTACTCAAAACTCTAAAACTGCTATACGCCAGCTCGTTGAAGAGCGCTTTAAGCAGCTGATCGGCCCAAGCATGGGCGAGCGTGTTGGTCAGCAAGGGCTGTTAAACGCCCCAGTGGCTGCCGCGACAGAAATGGCACTTACCGGCGGAACCCAGGCCGACCGCATTTCGGGGGCTAAAGAGCAGCTTGCGCCAATTTTGTCTCGGCGTATGACGCCGGACGATTTGATGCGTCAGGCGCAAGCTATTGAGCGAGCTGCCCCCGGAATAGCCGCAGCCCGAGAAACTGGGGCTGCGACAAGGGCTAACGTCACAAGCGGTATTTTGGGCGCGGGCATTGCACAGCAGCCAGCCGGAGCGGATCCCATTATTGAGCCGTACCCCGACCTTCTAAGGATGCTCGCCGGCCCCCGCTAACCGCTACTTCTTAGCAGCCTTCTTAGGCGCGGCCTTCTTTGGCTGCGTCTCAAGCGCGTCTGCGGCTGCGCGGTGCAGCTGGGCCGACTGCTCTTGGATGATGGTGGCCGCCTGCTCGCAGAATTTAAACAGCGCCATGATGTTTGTTACGCGGTGCGGGTTGTTGAGATTGCGCACCAGTTCCTTTGTGTCGTCGTCTAGCATGTGATCCTCCATGAATGTCACTCTGGCAGCCTATAACATTTTTTCGCTTATGTGAACATTTTGTGCTTGCAAGGGTGTGCTGTTACCCTTATGTTAACAAATATAGAGAAACAAAGGGAACACGGACATGAAAGTATTTGATTTCACAAACGGCACTAAGGGCGACTTGCTTGGTGACGTAAAAATTGCAAATTCTACTGGCGGCAGCTTCGTTGAGAAAGATGGCAACACGTTCAAGGTAGAGCTGTCTAATCCTAAAAATGTTAATCCCGTTGCTGGCGGCAAGGCTGGCATCAAGTGGACTTGGCACACAGGGGCCACCAACTTAATGGAAAATAAAGACCACGCCATCAAGGCGGAAGATTTTGGCGTTGGCGCAATTTGCTTTTGTATAGGTGAGTTTTCGGTACTTTGGCACATTGGTCACCCAGAGGCTGAAACTCAATGGGAATGGTGTGTTGTTGGCACAGCCGACTGGAACCGCGAAGCCTGCAAGTCAGGCATCTTGAAGGCGACAAAGCAAGACTAATTCAACCGGGGGCCACGCGCCCCCACAAACCGGGAGAAACGCAATGATACCAACTGCGCAAGACTGGGCGATCCTCGCCACATGGATGTCACTCTGCGGGCTGTTGATCGCCTGCACCGTGACCGCTAATGTAACTGATGAAACAATGCGCCCAAAGGCGCGACCAACACACTGGGAGACCACACATGGCTAACAACTACTCACGCTCCGACATCCTAGACATGGCGAGCGAATGTATCACGAGAGACCGGGCTGCGACGCACGGCGATATGGAGGAAAACTTCTCGACGATTGCGGCTTATTGGAGCATCCACCTGGGGGTTGAGGTGACTGCCGCAGATTGCGCAATTATGTGCGCACAGATAAAAATTGCTCGCCTCAAGTCTAACACCGGCCACGCCGACAACTGGGTGGATCTGGTCGGATACGCTGCCTGCGGCGGTGAGCTGGCCGCTGAGCGCACGGAGGGTTCGGCATGAGCGAAGCATGGGCAGCCATCTTACCGAGGCTGGTAGCGTGCCCTGAGTGCCACGGTGAAGGCACTATAGAGGAGGGGTACGCATACCCTCACAACGCGGGCCGCGACATCGGTGAAATCATCATGGAGACCGTATCGTGTCCAGAGTGCGGCGGCATGGGCGAGATCCCGCCGCCTGAAGAAGAACAGGAAGAGGAGGAAGACGAATGAAGTACGACCCGGAGGCGCTCACGCGCCACGTCATCGACTGCGCGGAGCAGGGCATGTCCCAGGCCGACGTGGCAGACTTGCTGCGCGTGTCGCGCTCAACAGTCCACCGCATCACTAAAAAGCTAAGCATCAAACTGGAAAGGAAGCCCCGTGAATACGGACCAAACTCAGATCATTATCGGGCGCCTCGAGCGGATAACGAGCATCATGCTGGCGGAGCAGAAGACGGCGATGCGGCCAAACCTGAAGCAGAGGCTCGAGGAAGTGCAAGCCCTGTTAGACGCACTAAGGCGCGCGACCAGCGTGAAGCCGCAGAGCGACTGAAGAAGAAGCTGGAGGGCGTCACGGATAAGCATGAACGGTACGAGATCACATATGCCCATTGCATTTGGGAATACGAGCAGTCTATGTATCGGGCGGGCAAACGTGACCCTCTGCCGTCTGGCCCGCGCAGGCCGCTGACAACCTCACCGTCAATGCTGATTGCCGCTGAGAAGATGAAGCAGCACAGCATCGACCAAGGGAACCGCCTGTTCTCGCTAATACCTTACGACCAGCGCGTGACTGCCGCAGAGGCCGCAGAGCTTCTGGGCGAGAGCGTACCGCGCACGTCAAGCTATCTCAAGAAAATGTGGGAGGCTGACAAGATATACCGAGTGCGCGATTTTGTTGAGGTGCCGGGATACACCAAGCGCCAGTGGCGTTGGGTCTTCAGCAAGCAGCCGATCAAGGCGCTGTCTAACCGGTTTGAGGATGAAGAGTGATGGAAGATAAGGAAATGGAGCGCATGATAAACGCGGCAGGTCTGATCGGAGCTGTATTTGGCTTCGTCGCGGGCGCTGGCCTGATGACGCTGGTGGGTATTATATTCTAGTAATCGTGCGGGTGGTCGTGTGAATGATTGGCGCATTCGGAGCACGTTAACCAACAAACAATATGTTGAACCACCCGCTGAAACTTTCTACGCAAGCCCACACATGGGCGCCAGAGATTATTTGAAGCTGTCCAGAGTTTTTTGCATCGACTGGCTCTCGTTTAGAAATTCCGCCTCTGAAACATACGTTGTCGTCTTGAGGATTTCGTCGCCCCGACGAAAGACTACAGCGTCAAGATCCACAGCGACAAAGGCGTAAACGTCTGACCGCTGGCCGCTCTTTTTAGCTGTGTAAAATTTGTACCTTTGCTCTACCCCATGCGCTTTACTGGCGCTCTTTACCTGCAATGTGAGCGTGCGTGCATCCGTCTGTATATACGCATCGTGGTCTCTTATCTGGCACAGGGTGCAGAGATGACCAGCAAGCGAAAGTCGGGCGAGTGCTAAATGCTCGCCCGCCCTTCCAACTGCGGCGCTGGCCTTCTGGTCCTGGACGCGCACTTAGCTAAGTGGACTAGGTCAACAGCCAGGTGTGGATTTTGCGCGTCTGGTTGATGCGATCCTCCAACCCGTGATAACCGCCATTCACCTTTCGCGTTATGCGCTTGATAACGTCATCGCCAACGCCGTCGTCCGCAATGGCGAATAGGCCGTTCTTCTGGAAAAACCATAGGGCCGTCTCAAACGCATACTCGTCAGCCAGTTTCGACGGGTACTCAAGCACCTCCGGCAAGTTCATGTCCGACGCAAAAGCCTTGACGTTTGACTTGCCGGTCAGCTGCAAGAAGCCTTTTCCAGAAAATGCAAAACCGTCACCACTTGCCTCGTCGCCATTACCCATGCGGCTTGAGTAAACCTTGTTTGCCAGACCCTGCGGGTTCTTGGCATAGGGCTCGGCGCTCTCAACTGTAGGGAAGCGCGACGGCCAGACAGCCTGGATGCGCTCAGGGGTTGAGTAGTACAGACCCTCAGTCGTGCGCTTAAAACCGCCACTCTCGTGATGAGACTGACCCAGAAGGTGCGCGCCGCGGTTGGGCGAAAGGTCGTAATGCTTGGCGATTGCTCTGGCCGTATTCGGGCCAAACGCGCCATCGGCTGAAACCCCAATCTTGGACTGGAGTAGCTTCATTGCTTCACTCATGTTTTAGCCTTCTTCTTAGCTGGCTTCTTAGCCGTCTTGGCAGCCGCTTTAAATGCACCGGCCGTTGGCGCTCCTTTGCTGCCGGGCTTGCGCATTTTCTCACCGCTTCCGGCTTTGATGCGCGCACGCTTTTTTGCGATGTTTTTATAGAGAGACATCTTGGCACTCCTTACGCCATTTTGATTTTTACGCTCTTCTTGCACGAGCCTGCGGCTGTGCATAATGATTTTGACTTGCATCCGGGGCAGGGTTTGAAGCCTGATTTGTTACCGTATTTCATGTTATGTCCTCTTCGATTTAGTGCCGGAGCATTTCCAGCGTTTGCGCGATAGATTGAGCGGGCTGTTAGGATCTTTTGCCGCCTTGGGAAACTTCTTTTTCTGCGCTGCGGAGCGTGCGCAGTACGCGTCGCCCTTCTTGGTGCCGGGCTTGACACGGGGGCCACCGCCCTTTGCCTTGCCAGCTTGACCGTAACTGACTTTGCGTCCGCTGGACGTAACTTTAACTCGGGCTTTACCCTTCGATGGTGTCGCCATTACCTTTTCAACCCCTTTACTGTGCGGATGCCAAAGCTCGCCGCAATGCTTGCATACATCGCCCACTGGAACCACTGCGGCGCGGCCTCCAGATTAGCAAAACCCTGAGCCATATAGGGCTGTATGCCCGGTATGAAGCTGCCCAGCACAATGGCGATGAAGGCCACTGTCCACGCCTCATCCTTCCACGAATTATTGCTGGCCTCAATCGCGGCTTGCTCCCAGCTGATCTCGCCAGTGGCGATTTTCATTTTGGTCTCAGCTTCGGCTTTCTTCACGGCAGTCTTGCCGTCGATGTAGCTCGCCGCAAGACCGCCGAGTGATCCGATTATCTGACCGATCATTTGTCATATCTCTCTTCATGCACTATCTTAGTGGGCGTTGCAGTGGTCTTTGACTCCTTCCCCATCCAAATTGAGAAGGCCGCTGTGAAGGTTCCAGTGACCACCGAGATCAGACCAGCTTGAGAGACTGACAAATCGGGTTGACCCATCGCCCACTCTAAGCAGCGTATATACATGACCGTCGTGACGAACATCATCAATCGCGGCAGTATTTTCCAATCATCTAAAACTGTGTGTGCCATGTAGCTTCCTACCTTCCTGCAAAAGCAACAGAACTTCTTTAAACTCTCGACCGGATCGCGCAGCCAAGCCCTCAATGATTAGTTCAAGGTTTTGATCGAACAAGCGTATAATCTCTGCGTCTTTCATCTACCATCGTCCTTGCTGCTTACCGATGAGCCACAGGGTGGCAATCAGCCCAGCGACACCCGCCATCACGATTATGCCTCCAACAACCCACATTATTATGGCCTCTTTAATCTCGGCTTTGCGATACGCAGTCTTCTTGCGCTGCGCCCTGATTTTGCGGAGCGTGTCTTTATACTCCTCCAAACCTTGAGGGCCGTACTGATACATAATAATTGTCTCAATTTCCTTCTTCATGGCCTTCAATCGCTTCTGTGCAGAAAATGCGTCGATTGCAGCCTGCTCTGCGGAGCCAGTAAGAGACGCAAACACACCCGGATTGCGCGCCTTCTCAGCAGCGTAATTGACGTCCGACACTGCCCCGGCGAACCGGCTAAGAGCAGTGGAGGCGTCTTTCCCCGCTGCTATCAACGACTTAGCATTGTTCACGGCACTTGCGGCAATGGCGATGGCGGAAATTGGGTCAATCATGCTTCTGCAAACCTTTTTGGGCAGATATATCGCGGCGGCACGCTGTACTTGCGGTCATACCATTGGCCTTTACTAATCTTTGCCTGGCCGCACTCGTAATAACAAGATTTGACCATCACATTGCCTGCGCCCTGTATCCAAGCGTGTCCGAAACTCACAAAGACCAGAGCGCAAAGCATTTTATCTATCCATCAGCCTGTCAATTTTCTCTTCAAGCCGATCAAACTTATTCATAATCTGAGAGAGAACCTCAGAGCTGTCTGATTTTGTGACATACTCCTTGGCCATCTCCTCGCGGGTTCGGTTGAGCAGGATGCGCAGGCGATCTAGCTCTTCGCGCTGCGTCTTCAGCCACCAGCCAATGCCAGCGATTACAACTCCAAAAAGTATATTCAAGATTGCGTCGACTTCCATGGTTGGCTCCAAAAGGTTCCCGGCCATATTAACACGGCGACGACAGAAAAGAAATATCTCGGCAACACCTTGACCCCTTCTGCCATTCTGTTAACTCTGTACAAACAACTGGAGGGATTACCGTGAAACATGAGTTAAAACAAATCGGGCCGCGCATCCGCGCCGATATAGCACAAATGCTTAAAGAGCAGTGTGCAAGTCAGCGCGTCAGCGCGTCGCTGACAATCGAGCGACTGATCGTCGATCATCTCAAAAAGGGTGGGTATGTTGTCGAAGATTACGATCGGTATTGATCCCGGCTACCGCACCGGCGGCGTCGCGCTGCTTGGCGACGGCTTCGCTGAGGTGCACGACCTGCCGGTCTACACTGAAGGTGGCGTCGACGTGATCGCGCTGCTCGACATCATCAACAGCGCCGGACCGGTTGAGCATATTTGGCTTGAGAAACAACAGGCTATGCCAAAGCAGGGTGTGGTTTCAGTGTTCAAGCTGGGTTTCGCCTATGGCCAAATCTTAACGACTGCCGCTTTATCTGGGCACCCATATAGTGAGGTGCGGCCCGCCAAGTGGAAGTCGAGCATGAATTTGCCAAAGGATAAGGACGCCGCACGCCGGCAGGCGCAGCAGTGGTTTCCAGATCTGGCGCTGAGACTGAAGCGCAAGAAGGACGAACACCGTGCAGAAAGTCTGCTGGTGGCAGCATTCGGAAGGGGGGAGAAATGACCGTAAAACTTGACATGACAAACGAGGCGTATCACTTCGAGCCGTCGCTCAGCGCCAGCGGCGCCAAGAAGATCGCGCTGGGCTCGCCGGCTGAGTTTAAATACGGCGAGTTCAAGAGCAGCCCAGCCTTCGACGTCGGCACGGCTACGCATACGCTGGTGTTTGAGCCGCAGCACGCGGAAAGCGTGTGGTGCGGGCCGGAGACGCGGCGCGGGCTCGACTGGAAGCGCAAGAAGCTCGAAGCTGAGGAAGCTGGGGCGCTGCTGTTGACGGAAAGCGACTACCGCCTGGCCGCTGACATGGCGGAGGCGGTGCGCTCAAATCGTGCAGCCGCGGAGCTGCTAAGCGGCGACCTTGTCTGCGAGGCCAGTATATTCAGCAAAGATCCGTCAACCGGCGTCGACATGCGGTGCCGCCCGGACGGTTGGCGCCGTGACATTGGCGCGCTGATAGATCTCAAGACGACTATTGCGTCTGACCCCGAGGGCTTTGCAAAGCAATGCGCCAATCTGGGGTATCATATACAGGATATGTTTTACCGCCGGTGCATGGAAAATGCCGGCTTTGAGATAGACCGCTTTTGCTTCATTGCAGTGCAAAAGACGCGTCCACACTTAGTGGGCATATACGAATTGGACTGGGCCAGCCTGGACGAAGGGAAGGCCGCAGTGCAGTACGCTCTCGAGAAATATCGCAAGGCGAGCGAGAGCAACGAGTGGGGCTACGATTTTGGGGACTTGAAAACGATCCAAATTCCGCGCTACTCATTTAAGTTCAGTCAGATTGACTGAGAAACGGCAACCATAGTCTAGGAGACAACATATGCCAATATCATTCGGATCAGGTTCAGAGGGTTCTGGGAGCTCACTATTCATACGATCAAATTTACCGCAAAACCGTTGGTGGGTTAAGACGGAGGCCGGCGACGAGAACATCGACATGTCTCGCGGCTTCGCGGTGGACATCAAAAACGTACAGTTCGGCTGGCTGCACATCGACATCGGCGTGCGCGACTGGCAGCCTTGGCCGTCACCATCCGAGCAGATCCCGCGCCCAAGCGAGGTCTACAAGCAAGGCTTCGAGGTCAACTGCTGGCTGGTCGACGGTCGTGAGGCGTCGTTTAGCGGCAACTCGTATGGCCTCGGCCAGTTCATCGCCAAGCTGTACAATGAGGCCGAGCAGGCGCCCGAGTTTGCGACGCAGATCCCAATCGTGCAGGTCACGAGCAGTACTCCCGTGGTAGTCGGAAAAGGGACTAGCTACAACGTTGGATTTAACATCTCCAAGTGGATCAACCGCCCGGAGAATGGCGCAGCGCACCCAGCGGCAGCAGCGGCACCCGAGATGGCGCCAGCGCCTGCACCGGCACCCGCCGCAGCACCCGCAGCCGATAACAACTTCGGCTTCTAAGCAACATGGCCGCCTGCCTCGGTGGGCGGCCAAACAAAGGGGTGGGAAGATGAGCGAGAGATACTTCAGTAAGGTAGCGGAGAGCGCAGTGGCCGACGTGGCCGGTGCGATCAAGGGAAGCCGCAACGAGATTTTAAACAAGGCCGCATTCAGCATAGGCCGCCACGCGCACATGGCGCCGGCAAACCTGGACGCGGCGCTAATGGAGCTGCACAGCGCGGCCAAGAACATGGGCCTGCAAGATCACGAGATCAAGGCGACAATCGGCAGCGGATTTAAGCGCGGCGGCGACAGCCCAAAGGAGCTCGAGAACTCCGACGCGCTGCCGTACACGCCGTCAGAGTTCGAGCGCCTGATGACGCGCCTGGCCGCCAAGGAAGTGCTGGCGCGTGACGACGAGAGCCGCGCGGACAAGATGCGCAAGGCGCGCGAGATCTGGGAGCGGGGCGTCACAATTTCGCGTGACAACGTCGACGCCGTGCGTCCGGCGCTGCTCTACCTCAACTCGCGGGGTCTGAGGGCCAGTACAGCCTCGCATGCGGCGCGGTTTAGCCCGAATATATACGACGGCCCCGCGATCATGTTTCCTGCGCTCAGTCCAAGCGGAGAAGTGTGCGGCGTGCAGAGCGTGCTTCTCACAGCCGAGGGCCAGAAGCGAGAGCACAACGGGATCAGCAAATATAGCCGCGGCGTGATCGCCGGCAACGTCATGCGGATCGGCGACGAGCACGAGGGCGGCGTCATCATCATGGCCGAGGGGCCAGAGGATGCGCTCAGCGTCTACCAAGCGGTCGGAGACGAGGCGACAGTCGTGTGCACGTTTGGCAAGGCTGGCATGTCAACTTACCCGGTGCCGCGCGCATCCGACGTGACGATCTGCGCCGACCCCGATCTTGACGTGGATGCGGTGGCCGACGTGCTGCGCGGCGACGGCAGCACGGACGTGCATGTCGTGCGCTTCGACATGCTGGGCGTCGACGGCGTGAAGGATGCCAACGACTACCTGCGCGAGACGTCTGCCGAAAAATTGCGTGAGGCATTGGCGCTGGCCAAGCCGGTCGCGCAGGTGCAGGCCGAGATCGCGCAGTCAGAGCGCAGCTACCCGACGCCATACGACCCAATCGACCCGGCGAGCATACCGGCGAGGCGCTGGATATACGGGCAGCACTACATCAGGGGCAACGTATCTGTCTTGGCCTCGGCTGGCGGCGTGGGCAAGACGTCCATGCAGATCGTGGAGGCGCTGGCAATTTGCACCGGCAGGCCGCTGCTCGGTGAGCCCGTGCACGAGCCGTGTAACGTGTGGATCATCAACCTCGAGGATCCGCTGGAGGAGATGCAGCGACGCGTCGCCTCCGCGATGATGCACTACAACGTCACGGCAGACGAAATCCGGGGCAAGCTATTCCTGGATGCGGGCCGCGATCTCAAGATGATCTTCGCCAAGCAGGACCGCGACGGCATCTCAGTCGACGAGGAGATGGCGGACTACATGGTGGCCAAGATCAAGCAGAACGAGATCGGCTGCGTGTTCATCGACCCGTGGGTCGGCGCAAACCACATCAACGAGA